GTTAGACGTTGAGCAAGATACTTGGATGGCTATTGATTTAAGCCCGGACAGAAAACACGCCTCATTAGTCGCGGGCCAAAGAATTAGCCAGGATAGGTTTATGGTTAGCCTTCTTCATACTTGGTTCAACCCAGTTAACCTAGACGATAAAGAAATGGCTAACGATATTGCTTACTGGGTGCGTAAGTTCCCGGTTAACGCGGTGGCTTACTCCAAGTCCACGGCTTCAGCAGTTGCAGCACGTCTAGCACCTGCCGGAATTCCGATCCATGAAATCACAGGTCAGGAATACCAGCAAAGTTGCGACGAATTCGTCTCGGCGGTTTCTTCAATGCGTCTTGCGCACTCAGACCAGGAAGAACTGACTAAACAGGTTCTTAGCGCAGTGAAGTTAACTCGTGGCGATGGTGGCTGGGTAATGGGGCGCAAGGCTTCAGGTATAGTCTGCGGTGCAGTAGCGGCTGCAATGGTTACTCATTTTGCGACACGCGCCGAATCAGAAGTGGACATTCAGATAGGGTAATGTCTAAGCAATAGCGTATAATATGTCCAATGGGACTCCGGGACATTTTTACAACTAATAAGCCTGCAATCGAAATTACAGTCGATGCCGCTTCAACTCCTGCGCCGTTCAATAACACGGCTTCTTTTAATCCTTTTGTATTTACTCAATCAGTTGCAAGCCGCCAGCAAGCGATGGCAGTTCCGACTATCGCTCGCGCTCGAAACATTATTTGCTCAACTTTGGCTGCACTGCCATTAGAACAGTATTCAAAAGTTGACGGGTCACACATGTCGACTCCGGCAGTAATTAACCAGCCAGACCCACGCGTTCCTGGTTCTGCTATTTACGCCTGGCTCGCGGAAGACATCCTCTTCCATGGTGTCGGGTACGGCCAGGTCCTCGAGCAATATGGCGAGACCGGAAGAGTACGCGCATGGACTCGCGTTGCACCAGATCGCGTAACTACAAAACTTAACAGCCTTCAAACCGAAATCGTAGGCTACCAAGTCGACGGTTCAGTAGTTCCAACTCAAGGAGTAGGATCACTAGTTGTATTTTACGGATTAGATGAAGGATTACTTAACCGAGCAGGCCGCACAATTCGCGCCGCTCATGCACTTGAGCAAGCAGCAGAAACTTTTGCTAAAGAGCCAGTCCCACTACAAGTTCTAAAGTCTAACGGTACTAATCTTCCGGCAGAACGTATCTCCAAACTTCTTGAGTCATGGAGAACTGCTCGCCTTACAAAATCTACTGCGTTTCTTAACGCGGACGTTGAATTGCAGGCGTTAGGTATAGACCCAGCCAAATTGCAACTGAACGAGGCTCGTCAATATGTTGCGCTCGAGTTAGCCCGCGCCTGCAACCTTCCTGCGTACTTCGTAAGTGCTGAAACTACGAGCATGACCTACTCCAACAGCGTTTCGGAAAGGCGTAGCCTTATCGACTTCTCCATGAAGCCGATTCTAGCGAGCATTGAACAGCGCTTATCTATGCCGGACTTCTGCCCGTCAACTGGAGAAATACGTTTTAGCCTAGACGAATTCCTTCGCTCAGACGCTTTGGCTCGTGCTCAAGTATACGAAATCTTAAACCGCATCGGCGCAATGAGTGTCGAGCAAATTCGAGAAGAAGAAGACCTGATCGACAATAAGGAGAACATCTAATGAAGATAACCATGCCATACGCCATTACTGCGGCGGATGCAGAGTCTCGCATTATCGCAGGCCGTATCGTTTCGTGGAACGCTGAAGGTAGCACCTCAGCAGGCCGCACCATGTTTAAGGAAGATTCAATTACCATGGCTAAGAACATTAAGTTAGTTCTACAGCATGACGTAACCCGTCCGCTTGGAAAATTGGTTTCGTTCAAAAAGGACGACATGGGAATTACAGCAGAATTTCGTATTGCCAAAACAAACGCAGGTAATGATGCTCTTGAAGAGGCAGCAACTGGATTACGCAGCGATTTTAGCGTTGGCGTAGATGTTGCAGAGTGGGATAACGAAGATGGCGTAATGGCTATCAGCGCAAGTAACCTAATCGAGGTCAGCCTTGTTACAGACGGCGCAATTCCAGGAGCCGAGGTCGAAAAGGTCGCGGCTGAGGACACACAAGTTTCTGAGACAACTCAGGAAGAAACACAATCAACCAATGAAGGAGAACAAGTGTCAGACACTACCGTTCCAGAAGTTGCTCCTGCCGCAGAAACGGTAGAGGCTGCAAAGGTTGAAGTTAAGGCTGCAACAGCACCTTACATTTCAACTACAGTTCGTAATCCAATCGTTGATAAGGCTTCTTATCTCGAGCACTCAGTCCGCGCTCAACTAGGCAACGACACATCAAAGATGTACGTTGCAGCCGCAGCGGACACAACAGACAACGCTGGTCTAGTACCAACACGTCAGTTAACAGAAGTCATTAACGGAATCTCAAATGCAGACCGTCCAATTATTGACTCAATCTCACGCGGAGCCCTACCTGATGCAGGTATGACTTTCGAAATTCCAAAGATTACAGTTGCTCCAACAGTTGCAGTAGCATCTGAAGCAGGAACACCATCAAACACAGATATGAACTCAGCATTTGTATCAGTTGACGTTAAGAAGTACATCGGCCAGCAAGTATTTAGCCTTGAAATTCTTGATCGCTCATCACCTGCGTTTTTCAATGAACTCGTTCGTCAGATGGAATTTGCATACGCAAAGGCAACGGATGTTGCAGTAGGAACCGCGCTAATTGCAGGCGGAACAGACGGCGGAAACCGCGCAGCATTTACAACAGGCGCTCTAGTATCTGACTTTGTATCAGATGCAGCGGTTTCAATCTACAAGGGAACTCTTGGGTTCGCTCAGAACATCATCGTATCTCCAGAACAATGGGGCGCTCTCATGGGCTTGGTCGATTCTTCAAATCGTCCAATCTTCCAACAGACAATTAATCCACAGAACGCTGGCGGAACATTAACTGCAACAGCAATCCGTGGAAACCTTCTTGGTCTAAACCTTCGCGTTTCGACTGCACTTACAGATGGTTCAGGTCTTGGTGATAACACAGCAATTATCGTTAACCCAGATGCTTACACATGGTACGAGTCACCACGTCTATCACTTCAGACAAACGTGATTTCTTCAGGCCAGGTACAGGTTGCTTACTACGGTTATGGCGCAGTTGCGACAAAACTCGGCTCAGGCGCTTACCGATTCATGGTTGCATAACCAATAACTAATCATGGGGGGGCTGCTGCTCCCGGTGGTCCCCCCAGTCGTTTACTAGAGAGGATGTAGAGATGGCTTCAATCGTTACAGTTGCTGAACTAAGGTCTATCCTTGGCGTCTCTACATCCCTTTATAACGACGCATATCTAACAGACGTGATAGATACGGCGGAGGCAGTCATTTTGCCTATGCTTGTCACTTACGCATCACCAATATCCCGTGTTGAACTCCAGGATAATGTCGCCTATTACACAGTGCTAGGCGAGAACAATTTTTCAGAGGGTCAGAGCGTAGTCATCACAGGATGCGGCTCCCCATTTAACGGAACTTTTACAATCTTAGAATCTAGCAACTACGACATCGACACCTATATCATGAACTCTAATTCTAGAGTATTCGTAGACGGAGTTTATAGAGACTTTAACGGATTCTTTACAGTATCAATAACTAACGCAGATATTGACGGCAAAAATGTTATTCCTTCAGGCAAGGCAACTCTTTCAGGCGCAGCAACCTACGTCGGAGTAAGCGCAGTCGAGTCAGCAGTATTAGCAGTATCGGTAGAAGTCTTCCAATCTCGCATTGCTCCAGGTGGGCAGATTGAGGGAATCGACTTTACAAACGTAAGCCCATATCGTTTAGGGCGCAGCCTCTTTAATCGCGTGTCAGGACTTCTAGGCGCTTATATTGACACTGATTCTATGGTGCAGTAATGCCAGCCTCAACAATTTTAGACACAGTTCGCCAGCCTTTAGCAACAGCGTTTGCAAGCGTTGCAGGTAATGTCTACGCATACGTTCCCGAGGCGCCAATGGTTCCTTTCGTAGTGACAGTTCCAGATTCACCGTATCTTGAATTAGAGACGATCAATAAGTCGACCCTGCACATCAAAATCAATTTAGTCATCTCAGTCGCGGTTGCATATAACAGCAATCCCGCATCGCTCGATAACCTCGAGCAATTAGTAATAAGCGTTCTGAAGGTTATCCCCGTGGGATACACAGTCGGAGCGGTTGAAAAACCAACAGTAACTCAGGTCGGACCATCGAACGTCTTGGTCGCAGATATCAGAGTTTCTACCTACTACACACAAACTAACTAAGGATAAATAATGGCAACCACAGTAATCACAGGTCGCGATATTTCTCTATCTTTCACAGGTGGAACAGATATCGAGGCTCAGGCACTTTCAGCAGTCCTAACAAAGACAAACCTTCGTGAAACATTCCAGACCCTAGACGGCGAGGCCTACAAAACCACGAATACTGAGGCGTCTTTTGCGCTTTCAATGCTCGCGGACTGGGGTAAGACTTCTTCAGTATGTGAGGCTCTATGGGCCGCAGCCGAAGCGCCAGATACAACAATTTCAGTAACTCTTACTGCCGCTACAGGCGCTCAGTTCGTGTTCCCAATTCTTCCTGAATTCCCAACAGCAGGAGGCGCTGGAACAGACGCACAGACTGTAGACTTTACTTTCAAAGTAGCAAACGGAACTGTCACAGAGACTTTCTCCTAAACAGTAGAAACGGGAGCACACAATGCAGCAGCAGATAACAATTAAATATGTAGACGGAACCGAAACCACTTACCTGGTTCGCCCGCCTGATTACGCCAAGTGGGAGATGACAACTAAAAAGGTTATCTCCCAGTTCGGCGGCATGTGGGACATCCTTTATGTAGCACACTCAGCGATGAAGCGTGATGCAGGCGGCAAGCCAACCAAGGCACTAGATGTCTGGATGGAGTCAGTCGCGGATGTTGAAGTAGGTGAAGGAGACCCAAAAGTCATCCAAGAGGAAGCGTAAGCCGACTCTTGGTAGAACTGGCAATAGCCACACAGATTCCAATGGATCACTGGCAAAGTGCCGAGGATATTCTTACAGCAGTTGAAATACTAGAGGAGCGCAATCGTGGCAGATGAACTAATCGCCTTCGATAAGAGTGAACTTCGTTTGGTATTTAAGGCTTTGAAGAATATGGGTGAAGAGGCTAACGAAGAGGCCAAGCGTCAATCTGGCGCTTTGGCCGAATTCGCTCGTGCTGAAGTTATCCAAACTGCCAGCAGAGGCAATAATACTAAAGTCTCAGGACGTATTGCTCAAGGCTCTAGGGTCAAGAAGTCAAGCCGCATAGGCGAGATTACTTACGGCTTTGCGTCTCAGAAGTTCTCAGGTGGAGCAACCACCAAAGATATCTGGGGCGGTACTGAATTTGGTTCTAATAAGTTTAGGCAGTTCCCCGTATGGTCAGGCCGTGAAGGTCGAGGCTCTAAGGGTTGGTTCATCTATCCAACTCTGCGAAAGATTCAACCGCAGATAGTAGCAAGATGGACTGAATCATTCGATAAGATTCTGAAGGAGTGGGGCTAATGGCTACAGGTACTAGAGCGTTAACGCTTAAACTCCTTGCCGACGTCGATAACTTTACTAAGAATCTTGATAAGGCCGATAAAGATGTAGCAACCTTTGGCGATAAAGTCGGGGATTTTGGCAAGAAGGCTGGTCTGGCTTTTGCAGCAGCAGGCGCAGCCGCAGTTGCTTATGCTGGCAAGTTAGCAATCGATGGCGTTAAATCAGCAATCGCAGACGCCGCCGCTCAAGAGAAGTTAGCGCTTACTCTTAAGAACGTAACGGGCGCAACAGATGCTCAGATAGCCGCAACTGAAGATTATATTACTAAGACTTCCCTTGCTTTTGGTGTTACAGATGATGACCTAAGACCATCCCTAGAACGCCTCTCTCGAGCCACTGGAGACCTTTCTAAGGCCCAGAAGTTGCAGGCTGTAGCAATAGACGTAGCGGCTGGTAGTGGCAAGTCACTCGAGGCCGTCACTAACGCCATGGCTAAGGCCGCCGAAGGCAACACAGCCGCTTTAGGTAAGTTAGGAATTGGCCTTACATCTGCTCAACTCAAGACCATGAGCATGGATCAGATAACAGCAAAACTTGCTGACACCTTTGAGAACCAGGCTTCCACAAAAGCCGACACATTTCAAGGCAAGTTGACCCGCCTTCAAATTGCTTTTGACGAAGGTAAAGAAACCGTAGGCGCTTATATTCTTACTGCCATTACTCCTATGGTTGAACTTATTGTTAATAAGGTAATCCCCGCTATACAGGACTTTACTAGCAACTTAGGCGAAAAACTTGCGCCAGTCATGAAAATTATTAAACCAATTATCGATGGCCTTAAATCGGCCTTCAACGCAGTTAGCGGTTCTCTTAAAGAAAATAACGACGAACTTCAACCTTTCTATAATTTTATGAAGGCTATCTATAACTTTGCTAAGGATTACTTAGCGCCTATTATCGGTAAAACACTTGGCGCGGCTTTTAATATTCTGGGCGATATTATTGCTGGAGTAATTAATACTTTTGCTACTTTCGTAAGCACCCTTACTAAGATTTACAATACAATTAAGGGAATTATTGACGCCATCAAGGGCGCAGGTTCAGCAGTAGGAAACTTCTTCTCTGGCGCATCAATGTCTACGCCTTCCGGTGCAAGCGCTGGATTCTCCAACGCATCCATGTCTACTTTACCTAATATGTCTTCCGACATCGCATCTTCAGATAGCCGCTTACGCGCAAGCGCTGGCATTACGAACATCACAGTAAACGGCGCTATTGATCCTGAGGGCGTCGCTAGAACCGTCGCTGAGGTTCTTAATAACTCTACAGCCCGAGGTGGCTCAGGTTCAGCAGGCCTAATCTTCGCATGACACAGTGGACCCCTGAGTGGCAGTTAACAATTGATGATACTGACTACACGGACTTCACCCTATCTAACCTAACAATTACGTCTGGCCGAACAGACATTTATTCTCAACCTTTTGCTGGATATTGCAACGTCCAGATTATTAACCTAAACCAGTCCACAATAGATTTAGATGTTAATAACCAAATAACTATTAAACTAAAAGACTCTTCCGGGACTTACGTTAATATCTTTGGCGGGTTTATTACGGACATCGATATAAGCGTATCTTCAGCCGGTCCTTTAGGCATAAGCGAGATTATTTCAATCATCGCCTTAGGCGCTCTTTCAAAGTTACCTAAGACTCTTTTTAACGATTCTTTGACAAAGGCCTTTGACGGCGACCAAATCTACGAGGTCTTATCTCAGGCTCTATTTAATACATGGAACGAAGTTCCAGCCGCTTTAACATGGGCTACTTACTCTCCAACGACTACTTGGGAAGATGCCGAGAATTCTGGTTTAGGTGAAATTG